CACCGCGCAGACCTTCACCGCCGCAAAGACCTTTGGTGCGGCCACTCTGTGCAACGGCCAAGTAACCGTAGCGACCAATAGCAGCGGCAGCTATACCGCGTCAACAATTAACTTAAGCTCTCCCGCTGTTCCCGGCTTCGGTTTTAACGCTGGCGGATTCGGCGCGACACTTGCATATGCAGGTGGGTCTCCGGGTGCCTTTCAGTTTATGGACTTTCAACGGTCGAGCTATTACCCGATTGTTTGCTCAACGCTAACGCAGGCATCGGACGCCGCCCTAAAAGCCGATGTTGCACAACAAACAAAGGTATTGGAAAAACTCCGGGGAAAGCGGACAGTCACGTACGTTTTTAAGTCGGACCCTAGTAAGGCCCGACACATCGGCGTTATCGCGCAGGAGTGGCAAGCGGACTTTCCCGAGTTGGTTGTTGGTACATGTGCGGATATTGATGAGGACGGCGACTTCATTGCGCACCAGTATGACGAGGACGGCAATGAAATATTCGGGCCGAACGGAAAACCGGAAAGCCGTCAAGCTCTCGGTTTCAACTATGCAAATGCTTCTGCTGTGGCATTGCAGGCCGCGATTGAGTTGCAGGACAAGCTGGATGCGGCGCTTAAGCGAATCGCGGCCCTGGAGGGGTCGCAATGAGCATCGCATCGGACATTCAGCAGCTCGAGCCCGGCGACCTGGTCGAATTGTTTGAAGTGGACTGCACCCCGATTGGCGGCGACCTGCTGCGCTTCCATTCTCATTTGCAGTCGACGTCGATCTTCTGGCAGGCCAACGAATACAAACCGTGGCCCGTGCAGGCGCTTGGATTTGAGCGCACTTCCGACGCTCAGCAGCCGTCGCCGACGCTTACCGTGGCAGACATCAACGGCACGATATCCGCGCTATGCGTGTACCTCGACGACCTTGTCGGCGCAAAAGTGACGCGGCACCGCACGCTTGCGAAGTATCTTGACGCCGCCAACTTTCCAGATGGGAATCCTAGCGCGGATCCGACTGCTGAAATGTCCGTTGAGATATGGCGGATCGAGCAAAAGAGCGACGAGCAACCTGGGCTTACCGTCGAATTCACGCTCTCGTCGCCGCTCGATTTCGGCGGTCAGCAGGCGCCATCGCGGCAGATCGTCCGTATCTGCCAATGGAAATATCGGGACGCTGTGTGCGGCTATACAGGCACAAGTTACTTTGATGCGAATGACAACCCGGTCGACGATCCCGCGCTCGATCGCTGCAGCATGAAGACAAGCGGCTGCGAGTGCCGGTTTGGCGTTAACAACCCGCTGCCGTTCGGCGGCTTTCTCAGCGACAACCTTTCCTGATGAACGAGACGATCAAGAATGCGATCGCGGACCACGCGCTCGCGGAATACCCGCGCGAATGCTGCGGGCTAGTGGTGCTTCAGGATGGCCACGAAGTGTACGTGCCGTGCCGAAACGTGGCATCGCGGCCCATGGAAGAGTTTCAACTGGCGCCCGATGACTACGCGCTCGCCGAAGACATGGGGCCGATCTCCATTGTTGTGCATTCGCACCCCGGCGGCCTCGCGCGGCCCAGCGGAGCGGACCGGAAAATGTGCGAGCAAAGTGGCATAGACAGATGGCTGATCGTGTCGCTTGGCGTGCAAAGAGACGGATCCATCGCGATCGACGAATGGCATGAGTTTGGCCCAACGGGTTACATCGCTCCGCTCCTTGGACGGCAGTTCGTACACGGCGTGCACGATTGCTATGACCTCGTTCGAAGCTATTACCAGCTCGAGCGCGGAGTCGTGCTTCCGGACTTCGATCGCAGCGATAACTGGTGGGAGGACGGTAGGTCGAACCTGTATATGGATCACTATCGCGAGGCGGGTTTTGTCGACGTCGGGCCAACGACGACATTGCAGATCGGAGATGTACTTCTCATGCAGATCCGCAGCAAAAATGATGTGCCGAATCACTGCGGCGTCTACCTCGGCGACGGGTTGATGTTGCATCACATGCACAGTCGCCTGTCCGGCCGCACCGTTTGGGGCGGTATGTGGGCGCAGTGTCTTCGGACGGTTCTTCGGTATCAGGAGTCGGCACCATGACCGAACAGTTGCGCACCATCCGCCTGTATGGCGTGCTGGGCACTCGATTCGGGCGCATGCATCGCATGGCGGTCTCGTCGACCGCCGAGGCGATGCGGGCGCTCGGTGTTGTGTTGCCCGGATTCAAGAAGTTCGTGATCAACGCGAAAGACAATGGGCTGACCTTCGCGGTCTTTCTGGGAAAGCGAAACCTCGCCGAAGAGGAGCTTTCTTTTCCCGTGGGCGGCGACGACGACATTCGCATTGCGCCGGTGCTGATCGGCAGTAAGAGTGGCGGTGTATTTCAAACCATCTTCGGCGCGGTGCTGTTTGCGGTCGGGGCCGTTTCAACGTACTTCGGCAACCCATACGGCGGCAACATGATGGCGATGGGGGCCGCGATGGCGCTTGGTGGTGTCGCTCAATTGCTCAGCCCGCATGTGGCTGGTTTGAACGGCACAGGGCCGGACAATGGAACGTCGTATTACTTCAATGGGCCGGTGAACAGTTCGGCGGAAGGCGACGTGGTGCAGGTTGTCATTGGTCGCTTTACCTGTGGATCGAAGCGAATCAGTTCCGGAATCTATGCGGAGGATCAGACCTGATGATGAGAATTTCCGGATCCAAAGGCGGTGGCGGCGGCTCGACGCCAACTGAATCGCCCGACAGCCTTCATTCGATCGCTTACGCGCGGATACTGGACCTGATCTCGGAGGGGCCGATCCGGGGTCTGGTGAACGGGCTGCAGTCGATCTACTTCGACGGCACACCGCTGCAGAATTCTGATGGCTCGCTGAATTTTCAGAATGTCACGGTCGCGACCACGCCCGGCACACCAGACCAAAGTTACTTGCCCGGCTTTCCGGCAGTAGAAAACGAGGTCGCCGTAGGCGTGGCATTGACCTCGGACGCGCCATGGGTGCATCAGGTTGAAAATACGCAGTTGACGGCGGTGCGCGTGCGCTTTGGCGTGCCGGCTCTGCAGCGTTCTAACCAGTCGACAGGCGACGTTACAGGGTATCGCGTCGAATACGCGATTGATCTGGCTGCCGTCGGCGGGTCCTTTGCGCAGGTTCTGTCGGGTGCCTTCGACGGCAAGACTACGTCGCTCTATGAGCGCAGCGTCCGTATTGATTTGCCGACCTCGTCGACCGGCTGGATAGTGCGCGTGCGCCGGCTGACGCAAAACGCGAACAGCTCGTTGATTGCCGATACGGTCGACATCGAGGCAATCACGGAGATCATCGACCGCAAGCTGCGCTATCCAATGAGCGCGCTCGTCGGCCTGCAATTCGATGCGCGTTCGTTCAGTTCTATCCCGACAATCTCGTACGACGTGTACGGGATAGAGGTCAGCGTTCCTTCGAACTACGATCCGATTGCTCGCACCTACAGCGGCGTCTGGGATGGCACCTTCAAGCAGGCGTGGACCGATTGCCCGCCATGGATCTATTACGCTTTTGCGACGAACCCCATTTTTGGCTTGGGCAAGTACATTGACGCGTCGATGGTGGACAAGTGGGCGTTGTATGAGATCGCGCAGTATTGCGACGTCATGGTGGCGGACGGGAAGGGAGGCACCGAGCCGCGGTTCACCGTCAACGCTGTGATTCAGACGCAGGCCGATGCATACAAGTTGATGCAGGACCTCGCGACGGCGTTTCGTGGCATCTCGTACTGGGGCGCGGGCCAACTGGTTGCGGGCAGCGATATGCCGGCGGATCCTGTGTACGTCTACACGAACGCGAACGTGCTGTCGGGGTTCAAGTACGTCGGGTCCGAACGAAAGACCCGTTACACGTTCGCACAGGTGGCGTGGAACGATCCGTCAAATCAATGCAAACCGGCGGTCGAGCCGGTTGAGGATGACCCCGGTATCGCGCGCTACGGCGTGTCTAAGGTTTCGTTGACGGCATTCGGTGTCACGTCTCAGGGTTTGGCGCATCGCATCGGCTTGTGGACGCTCCTGACGAGCCGCTATGAGACGAACACGGTCAATTTCACGGTGGGGTTGGATGGCACGCTCACCGGCCCTGGGGATATCATCGCCGTGGCAGACCCTGCGAAAGCCGGCCGTCGTATCGGCGGACGCGTCAGCGCTGCATCGGATCCGCTGAACATTACGCTGGACAAAGCGCCAATTGTCTCGGCGGGTGACAGCCTCACTGTGATCATGCCGACGGGCGTTGCACAGAAGCGCTCGGTGCAATCCGTACAGGGCAACACTGTGCGTGTCACGGTGGCGTTTGATTCGGCGCCGGTGCCTGGCGCCATCTGGATGGTCGAGACGACTGATCTGGTCGGCCAGCTGTTCCGCGTCGTCAGTGTGCAGGAGAGCTCGGACGAC